AAATTAGTAACACTTGGCTTAATAGCCTAAAGGAGAACACTATGACGCAAATATCACTAACAATCAAAGACACGCTCTACGCCAAAGAAGTCGAAGCCGTAGCAGCAATGAACGGCTGGACAGCGACAATCCCCGACCCTGCCAACCCAGAGCGGACGATACCGAACATCACCAAAGAGGTGTTCTTCAAGAGGCAGATTAAAGCATGGGCAAGAAATCAGGCAGTAGAATACGCCAACCGCACCGCCCTGGCAGCCGTAGTAATGGAGGCAGATGAAGCCTAATGAAACTTGAAGACATCACGACAGTAGAGCAAGCAAAGGCGCTCGCCTTTGATTGCATACAGGCTATCGAACAACAGCAGCAGAACTTGCGTGCCTTACAGCAGCGTATTGCACAGCTCAGCGAGGAAGCAAATGGCTAATATTGAAGCCCTCGTCATTGAATGGCTCGGCACTGTAGTGTCGGACTATCCTGTGAGTGGTGACAAGCCAACAAAACCACCAGAGAAGTTTATCCTGGTGGATCGTACCGGCGGTCCACGTGAGGCTATGGTACTGGATCGCGCTGAGATACTCATCGAGGTGTATAACAAGACTAGCCGGGCAGCGGCTAGTGATGAGGCAAATGTGATTGCTGACCTTGTGCCGCAACTCCAGGCATACAACGACAACATTACACACGCAAAGGTAAACTCGGTCGTCAACCTAGATGATACCCTTGCTCAGTATCACCGATACCAGGTATACTGCGACGTTTACCACCGCCGCTAATGGCTGCATAACAAAGTTACTCAAAGTACTTGTTGCAAATAACGCGCTTGTGTTATATTGGAGATAGTCAGAAAAAACGGTTACTCACCGGAAAGGAAAGAGGGATATGACTGAATATTTTACAAAAGATGGCGATGATTATGTCAAAGTAGAAGACACTCTACTTACGCAATCAAGTGTTAATGGAATCGTTGAGAAACGACTTGAACAGCAAAAGCGCAACGAATTTAGCGATTACGATGAGCTGAAAGAAAAGGCTGGGAAAGTAGAAACCATTACCACTGAATACGAGGATAAGCTAAAAACTGTAGGTGAAGAGAAATCAGCTATAGAAAAAGCACTTGGCGATGCTAAACTTGAAACTTTCAAGGTCAAGACAACCCACGAATTCAAACTATCCGATAAGCTCACCAAGTTCTTAACTGCAACTGACGAAAAGGGCATCCGTGAACAAGCCGAAGAGCTTTCAAAGGGTGTACCTGGCGCACAAGTTGTTATAGATAAGGACAAGAAGCCAGAAGACGATAAAAAGAATTCTGACATCAAAAAGGTGCGCGACAATCTATTCAGTCCAAAGTCTGGCGAGTAAACCAACTTAAACTGTAAGAAAGTGAGATTACCTTTATGGCAACTCCCCTACGCACATCCGCTTTGAACCTGGCTAACCACACAGGCAAAACGTGGCGTAAAAATATCCGTGGTGGTGTATTAGCGAAGCTAACACCTGGTGAACCAGAACTTAAAGTCGGTTCTACCGATCACTTTGTGTTCACTGGCACTCCAAAGGCTGAGTTAGTCGGCGAAAGCGCTAACAAAAGCTCAATGGATGGCACACCTGGTAAGAAAACTGTTAAGACCTACAAAGTCCAGATTACTTACCGCTTTAGTAACGAAGTTCAGTGGGAAGACGAAGACTACCAAACTCAACTTATTGAGAATTTGGTCGCGAATGCAGCAACAGCAATCAGCCGTGCGCTTGACTTGCTTGCCATTCACGGTGTCAACCCAGCTACCGGTGCAACTGGTGCGGTCACTGAGTACCTAACCAAAGCAGCTAACGGCGTAAATGTCGTTACTCGAACTGCTGATGCTAATGCAGACGTTGAAGCGCTTGCATCTGCTCTACAGGGCGAGGGTTACGTTGCAACTGGTATTGGTCTTGACCCAGTATTTGCAGGCGCGTTGGCTCGCGTTGAAACAAGCCAGGGTGTTAAGCGATACCCAGAACTTGGTCTAGGCTTCGGCTTCGATAGCTTCCAAGGTCTAAACGCCGCAGCAGGTGACACCGTTTCAGGTCGCCAAGAACTTGACGAGGAAGATGCTACGCTTAACGCGATCATGGCAGACTTCAACGCATTCAAATGGGGTGTCGCTCGCGATATGCCACTTGAACTGATCGAGTTTGGTAACCCAGACGGCGAAGGTGACCTAAAGCGCACCAACGAAGTCGCAATCCGCGCAGAGTCAGTAATTGGCTTTGGCTTCATGGACTACAAGGCGTTTGCACTGCTTGACGGTGTAGCACCATCAGCCTAACCGCTGAGTAGCACAGCAAGAGCGCCCCAGAAATGGGGCGTTTTTGTGTGGTAAAATATGTCTATGAGTAAAAAGCTATTCGCATATATAAACAAATTCACTGGCGATATTCAAATGCTAACTAAAACTGATGGCAAAAAGTTGAATGAAGACTGGGCGCAGGGTAAAATGGCGACCAATGAAAAGGGCGAAAAGGTCTACCGATTTCATATTGCAACCCCAGTAGTTGATGCTAACGGCAAAACCCAAAAGGGTGTAGCTGTTGTCGATATATCAGAAGTAGAGTCAGCGGAGGTAGCACCAGATGGCAACTAAAGACCAAAGCAGTTACATTGCCGATTTGGTGGTGGTCCATACCAAAGAGTTCAAAGAGGTGAAAGAGCTTTTGCGAGCAAGCAAAATTGTCGGTGACAGTGCCACCATTGTTCAGGATGCTGGTACGATACACGAAATCACGCACGCACTGACCGACTCACAGGCTTCACGCTTCATAGATGTACTTATTGCCACAAAAGAGCCTACACGCGGTTCTGTGTACTCAGAAAAGCGCGTGAACAGCACAATCAAATCACTCGATGATATAAAAGCCACGATTGCTGATTGGGGGTTTGACTCATGAACTACGCAGGGTTAAACGAAACGATCATAGACAAAGTGATGGCAACCATCGCTTTGATAAACAACCCCGAAATTGCCCCAGATGTGCGCCAGCGCAACCAAGAGATATTATTTAGGGAAGTGGGCGTTGCAATCTACAACCAAGTCTACGACATGAATGCGTTTGACATGGAAATTGAGCATACACGGGGCTTGGGTATTGATAACCGATACTTCGGGCTTGCTAAAGTCGCCGCAGGCAGTGTTTCAGCTGGTAATGTCGGCTTGCAGGAGTATGTACGCAACTATCTTGATTATGCGGCCACAAAAGCCCAGAATGACGCAGTGGTAAATGCCTTTCAAAGTGGCAAACACCCTCGGGTTACGCGCAAGATGAACGGCAAAGAGACCTGTGACTGGTGTAAAGAATTGCAGGGTGTCTATATCGGTGACGACATACCGCCGCAGGTTTACCACCGGCATGGTGGCTGTGACTGCTCGATATTCACCGAGGGCTTTAAAACACGCAATGGCGAGCTTCAAAACTATGTCAAACCCAAAAACCGTTGAGCTTCAATTAGAGGGTAGTGTACCCAGCAAAAAGAACTCGCGCATAAATTTACGGTCTGGCGTTTCACTGCCGAGTAAAAAATTTGTTCAATGGCAAGACGATGCCATGAAGCAAGTACGCATCCAAACACGCGAACGATTTTACAAACCCGTGCAAATTGAAGTGATTATATATTTTGCGACATTGGCAAAAGCCGACCTAGACAATAGATTAACCAGCATTTTAGACATGTTGGTAGAGTGCCTAGTGCTACGCGATGATAAATGGCAAGATGTACCATTGCTGAAAGTCCAAGCCGAACACCGCCCAAAGAACGGTGGCGCGTTCGTTCGCATAACGGAGCTGGACTAGCCAGAGATTGTACTTATGCTACAATTACAATATCTGGTATAATAACAACCATAAACAATTACGCTTACGGGGCGGCATAACCGGCATTAAAAGGACTGAAATAGGATATGCAGCCGGAGCAAAACCCAATCATATATGAAGCGAACCGAATAGCCAACAAGCTATTATTCAGTCTTGCCAGCAAGCAGACTACTGTTCAAAACAAATATGACTACTACAACGCCGACAATGATATTGCCGACTTTGGCATTTCAACCCCTATGCGAATGCGCCGATTGCGCCCAGGCATCGGCTGGGCTGGTCGGGCAGTCAACACCGTTTCTGACCGTGTTGTGTTTGACGGGTTCGCTAAAGATACATGGGGCATCAACCAGTACTTAGAAGACATTGGTGGCTATAGAGTCATTGGCAATGCCAAGCACGATACATTCATTGCTGGCTGTGGCTTTGTGGCTGTTTCAGACAACCCAGTGCCATCAGTGAACCCGAAAGTGCTAGTACCATTCACCGCGCAAGAAGCGACTGGTGAGATTGACCCAATCACAGGCTTGCTTAAATGGGGTCTTGCAGTTACCAAGTGGCACATACCAAAACCAAAGAAGCCAGGCATCATGTACGCGCCAAAAGACTACATTTTGTTCATGCCTAATTACACCGCAATATTCAAGAACCGAATGCTAGATGAAGTTGTAGACAACCCAACTGGTCGTACTCTGTTGCACCCACTCACCCACCGCCAAAGCGCTGACCGCCCACTAGGTAAGTCACGACTCACAAACACCGTGCGCCGTATCATCAACGAAGTCGGGCGAATGAAGCGCCGACTTGAAATTGCCGAAGAATTTTACGCTATGCCACAGCGCTATATTAGTGGTCTTGCCGAGGGTGTTGAAAAGGATGAGAAACTAGACAGCGCCATCGGTTTGGTTTGGACTATGACCAAAGACGAAGAGGGCGAAGCGCCAAAGGTCGGTCAGCTCGCCCAGATGAGCATTGACGGCTTTGAAACCAGCAAAAAAGACAAAGCCCGTGACTTCTGTGCTGAAACATCACTTACAATGGCTAACTTGGGCTACGAAACCAACAACCCTAGCAGTGCCGACAGCCTGATTGCAATGTCAGCCGATCTTATACTCGAAGCGACCACCAGCCAAGCCGAAATGGGCAAGCAGATTAAAGAGATTGCTATTACCCTACGCCTAGCGCTTGATGGCAACAACGTCATACCTAAACAGCTCAAAGACATGGTACCGGCATGGAAGCCAATATTTGCAGTAGACATCGGCGCAACTGGCGATGCCATGTATAAGCTCACTCAGGTCATGCCAGAGCTTATTGGTACTGTTGCTGGCTACCGAATGCTGGGTGTTAGTATCCGTGAAGCAGAAGAGCTTGCATTGCGCCGTGAAGAGCTACAAAAGCAAGGTTTTATGCAAAGTGGGGGTAAATAATCATGGCAGGCGTAACAACACCAGTAACATCACCAAACCCATACGCTAATCACGAAGATTTAGAGTTGTTTTGGAAGTCACTAACCACAGCAGAAGATGCGCGTGCCGATAAGCTATTGTCGCTCGCCAGTAACCGCCTACGCACGATTGCAGACCAGCAGACGTTTGATATTGATGCCAAGGTCAACAGCACGCCAGCATACTTTCAGACTGTTCAATGGGTCGTCATGGAAGCGGCCAAGCGTGCTATGCTCACGCCTACCGATGCACCACCAGCAAACAGTATTCAGCAAACAGCAGGTCCGTATTCTGAAAACATCACATTCACTAACCCAGCTGGCGATCTATGGTTTAAGAAATCAGAATTGCACGACTTGGGGCTTTACGGTAACCAAAAGCTGGGTAGCATTAGCACCTCTGGTCGAGATATTTATAGCGACTATCCATACGAGAGTTCTTAGGTTATGTTAGGTTATTTCGCAGCAACCAACGCTGACCCAGCAAGCACCGCGATTGGCTACTATTTCACGCAGGGCGTACTTGGCGTAACTGTTATTGTTTTGGCGCTGGTCATCCGCTTTTTATTCAGCTACTACACTAAAAAGATTGATGAAAAGGATGCTAAGATCGATCTATTGCAGAGCGCCCGACTTGAAGACAACAAAACCCACACTACTGACTATCGCGAAATGGCTAAGAACGACCAGACAGTATTGTTAGGAAACGCACAGGCACAAGAGCTGTTAGCTGGTAAAATAGAAGCCGTGAAAGGTAGACGATAACCATGTGGTCATTATTTAACCGCAAACCAAAAACAGAACCCATCGTAGTAGTGCCACCACCTACGAGTCGTGTTGAAGTCGAATTACACAAGGGTGCTAGTGAAGATGCAGCCAAAAAAGCTGATGCAGTAAATCAACACATGAAAGAGCTATTGGTTGAAAATGGTTTTACGCTTAAAATAGCATTAGCCGCAGGCGCACAAATCAAACAATCGAAGACGGGTGGGAAGCACTAGATGGATATTCAACTACTAGCAGGACTGTTACTAATCGGTAGGCTCATTTCAGAGGGCTTTATTATCGCTGTGCTACGCAAGCAATGGCGCATTCGCAAGTCGCCTATTCACCCACGCCTACGCAATCTACGAAAGGTTTTGACATTGCTGGCAGTACTAGTGTTCTTAAACAACCTGTACCCACTAGGGCTTGATTTATACACGTTATTCAACTCGACTATCCGTACATCGCAAACAGCCAACCTAGTGGGCGTTATTTACTCGCTCGACAACAACCTGACGTTCATGTTCGCATCTATACTCATTTGGACACTATACAAGCTATCAGACATTGTTATTGAGGTTGCAGAGCTGATTACGGGTGGTCGCTCAATAGAAGTACCAAAAAACGAAGACTAGTGCTATAATTCAAGCATAAGCAGAGCCACCCCAGCGGTGCGTTGTGCCAACAATCATAGACAAAGGTTATAAACCATGAACGACTCCCAAAATGTATCGTTTGGTAAACCCCAAGCCAGTGGTGCGCTATTCGTAGCCCCATACGGCACTACACTACCTGAAAACGCATCTGATGCGCTTGACCCTGCTTTCGCAGGACTTGGTTATGTTAGTGACGAGGGTTTGGTAAACCCAATCGAAACGGATGTTGAAGATATTTTTGCATGGGGTGGCGACAATGTATTGTCGGGTCAAACCACATTCGCAGAAATGTTCACATTCAATTTGATTGAAACGAACGTAGAAGTGGCTAAGTTGTACTACGGTCCTGATAACGTTATTGTCGATGGCGACAACATCACAATTAAGGTCAACTCTAAACCGTTGCCTGGTATCGTGTTTGTTGCTGAAATCATGCTAACTGGCAACCGTGTTAAGCGTATTGTCGTTGGTCGTGGTCAAATCGCAGATCGCAGTGGCGAAATCAGCTATGTGGATGGTGAGCCAATCGCTTACCCAATCAACCTAAAAGCATTTCCTGATGCTGACGGTGATAACCACAAAGAGTACATCACAACCATCGCATCTTCTTAGTAGGTGCGACCACTGGCAAGAGCGCCCGGCTAGTCTGGGCGTTTTTGTTTATGCTATAATTTGAACACGAACTAAAAGATAGGATTGGAGTAAATCACTATGGCAGAAGCAACAGAACAAAAAGATGGTCTAACTGAGGTTGAAGCGTTTGGCTACAAATTCACAATTAACCCTGACCTACTAGACGATGTTGAAGCATTTGAGTTGCTAGACCGCATCGAGAATAAAGGGCAGTCAGCAGGCATCGTAGAGCTTATTAAATACATGGTCGGCGACAAAGTACTCACCGACATGAAGCAATATTTTAGACAGCAAGACATTGACCAGCACGCAGCAGAACTCAAAGAAGCTGGCAAACCAGCCGACCCAGACTACCAAGGGCGTTTTCGTGTTAGTAAGTTGATTAAAATTTACGAAGTCATTGTTGGTAATTACGACCCAAAAGACTGACCCTACACAAAATACGCCGTGAGTATTTTGACCAATTAGAGGGTGACTTTCAGCAGTACTACAACCTAGATGTAACCGAACTTATGCAGACAAATTACGGCAGAGCGGCGCGGTTGCTATTTCAGTTGCCACGCGACAGTCGGGTATATGTAGCATTGTCACCACCCGTTCAGTGGGGCTGGAATGAGATATTGCAGAACAAGATAGCTTACCTGCTCGAAGTATTGGTATGGCAGAACAGTAAGGATGCCCAGAAGAAAGCCCCACAGCATAAACCGAAGCCATTTACACCAGACTTCTTGAAGCCAAAAGAGTTGAACAAACCAGCGGCCAAGGGCGTGATGCGTGCTGACGTTGATACCATAAAAGAACTATTGAGCCGACCCCGAAACTAGCAAAAAAGCACTCCCCTACCACTCCCCCGACCCAAAAATCGTACAAAAAGCGAACATTGAGAATAACAGGGGTGGTGACCACTCCCCTACCCTACCGCAATGTATTTTACAGACTGTCAAACACCTTACGCCCTTTTTTTAGGCGACACCCAAGGCAGAGTAGGGGAGTGCCTATTAGTAACATCATTACGCGTGAGCTATACTTATGGTATGGCACGAAGATTTATAACATTTGCACTCGATACTGGTGGTGGCGAAGATGTGCTGACTGGCTTGGCAATGAAGACTATTAAACAGTCGGGCGAAGCAATCAAAGCGCGAGCATCAGCAATGGCTAGTAGCATGTCTAGCAACCCACCAGAAATCAGCATTAGTACCAATGTAGGTACTATTCGCCGTGGTCGCCGAGCCATCGCAACCATTCGTGCTGATAGCGGTGGCGATGCCCACAAGAACTACATTGGCGCTATGGCGCTGGCGAAGTCAAAGGATGCTGGGCGCGTGTAACAGCTTATGGTATAATTTGCAATATAAAGACTACGCCACGGTGCGGTAATACCGGCAATTAAATAAAGGTAGAAACGCAACTAAATGGCAGACATCGGAACAGCATACGTCAGGATAGCCCCGAACATGACGGGCATACAGCAGAAGATAGCTTCTGGCTTTAACGGTCTTGGCAATCAATTTGGCAACCAGTTCAGCAATGAATTCAGTGCCAAAGCAGCTGTACTGTCAGGCGCAATCGCTGGTATCGCTCAGGCCGCAATGCAAAAAGCAATGTCGGCAATCAGCAACTCACTGGGTGATGCAATTAGTCGTGTAGATACCCTTGCCCGTTTCCCGACTGTTATGCAGAACTTAGGCTATTCGGCTGATGAAGCACGACAGCAAGTAGATCGCATGGCAAAGTCGGTCATTGGCTTACCAACATCACTTGATGCCATTACAGGGCTTGCTACAAGGCTCGCACCAGTATCAGGCAGTCTAACTCGCGCCACTGACGTTGCGCTGGCATTCAACAACGCCGTATTAGCTGGTGGTGGTCCAACATATCGCCAGGCTGATGCAATAGAACAATTTAGCCAGATGCTATCAAAGGGTGTACCTGACATGATGGCTTGGCGCACCCTGCAAGAAGCTATGCCTGCAACACTGTCGCAAACAGCCAAAGCACTGGGTATCACAAGTGGTAATACGCTAGAGCTTTATAATAAGCTACAAGACGGTACTATCACATTCGAGCAGTTTACCGACTCAATCGTAAATCTAAACAAAGAGGGTCTACCAGGCTTCAAGTCATTCGCCGATCAAGCCAAAGACTCAACTAGTGGTATCGCTACGGGTATGCAGAACGCCCAGACAGCCATCACACGCGGTATTGCTAAGATTATTGATGCAGTAGGTCAAAAGAACGTGTCGGAGTCCATAGCGAACATTGGTAAGGCATTTGAAAAGGCGCTAGGCATGATTGCAACCGCTATACCGCCCACACTCAACGTCATTAAGGGATTGGTTGATTTCGTAGTTAAGAACCAAGACTGGCTCGCACCAATCGCCGTAGGCATCGGTGCTATTGTCGCCGCACTCAAAATCTGGCAGGTAGTAACCACGGCAATGACTATCGCGCAGGGGCTATTCAATGCAGTACTTGCAGCGAACCCGATTGGGCTTATTATCCTAGCTATCGTTGGGCTGGTCGCAGCGCTCACCTATTTCTTCACGCAAACCGAGCTGGGTAAGAAAATCATGCAGGGCTTCGGTGATGTTATTTCAGCCGTTTGGGAGGGCATCAAAACAGGTCTACAAGCAGTGGGCAATTTCTTCACGACTGTGTGGAACGGTATAAAGAATGCGGTTGGTGCAGTGATCGACTGGGTAAAAGCCAACTGGCCGCTATTGCTCGCAATAATCACTGGTCCTATCGGCATAGCAGTCGGCTTGATTGTTAAAAACTGGGATACTATCAAACAGGCATTTCAAAACGCTTGGAACTTTGTTACTGGACTCTGGGGCAAAGCTGGCGACTTCTTTAGTGGCATATTCAATAATATTAAAAACGCATTTGGCAGTATCGCAGATGTAGGTAGAAATATCGTTGAGGGTCTTTGGAACGGTATGGTTGGTATGGGCAACTGGCTCAAAAACAAAATCATGGACTTCATTAGAGATAAAATACCTGGTCCGATTAAGTCAGCTCTAGGCATTCACTCGCCATCAAAGGTCGCATCCGATCTAGCCGAAGAAGTACCGGCAGGACTTGCCCAAGGTATCTACAAAAAAGCTGGTATGGTAGTAAGTGCAGTAAACAGCATGACTGGTGGCGCAATCACCGCAATGGCAGGTGGTTTGAGCAACGACATGGCTATGGGCTTCCAGCCAAACGCACTAGCAACAGCTGGTGGCGTGGCAATAGGTGGCGGTGGCAACGGTCCGCAGATTGTGCAAAATAATGACATTTATAACCAAGTTGATTTAGACTCAGTAACAAGGGAACTTGCTTGGCAGGTAAGGCGATAATATGAATATACGAATAAACGATTTAGTCACACTGAGCGCCGATGCGAACGGCGGTAATTTCATCATCCAAGGTGTCACTGGTCTTGGCGCGGCAGACATTCGTAGTTCTAGCTTCTTATTTAGTGGGCGCTCTGGTGGTCTTGTAACTGACCAGCTCTACGGCTTTCGCACAATCGCCATCACAGGTAAAATTGGCGCTATCGACACTACGCGCGACCAAGCCAAAATAGATCGAGCAACGCTAATGAACGCAATGCCACTGGGTGAAACTTTCCCGATTGACATTACACTGTTCAACGGCGAAACCTACACGACTGATGTAAACCTAACCGACTTGAAGCTAGAATATGTGCAGGGTGGCTATATGAGCGACTTCTTGATACAGCTGACAGCTGGCGACCCATTCTTTTATTCAACCGATGGCGGTGACGAACAAAGCGCATTGGTCACCCGTGTTACCCAAGGTGGCTATGTTACGCCATACATTTTGCCAGTCAGCTGGGATAGCGGTAGTTCACCAACTGTAGTGACCAATAATGGCGAAGCTGTATACTACCCACGAATTGAGCTACACGATCAAGCCGACAACCCAGTAATAATCAACCAGACAACCGGCGAGCGCTTTGAGCTTGATATTAACCTAGTAACCAGTGACTTGGTAGTTATTGATATGTTCAAGCGCACAGTGACTCTAAACGGCTCGAATATCATTGGCAGTAAGACTGACGACAGCACTTGGTGGGGCTTGCAGGTTGGTCCGAATAGCATAGTGCTAGACAGCGCCAGTGGTAGCGACACCGTGACGGCTGAAATA